TTTTCATCTTCCTCAGATTCCATGGGATTGTCACGAAGATTGTGAGCCTCGTCAATTATGATGATGCGGTTTGAAAACTCACGGCGCAAAGTCTCTCGTTTCATTCTCTCCAATTCAGCAGCCGTTCCACGCTTGGGGAGTTTTTTCAGGATATCCCGAATATAGTTGTAAAAAGAGGTATATCCGAAGAATTCGTATCTGGATCGTATCATGCGATTTACCTTTGACTCTATTGCCACCCTGTTTTGCTCCTGCATTGTGTTCGTCAGCTGCAAATAAATATCACCCGTGCATCCTCTATGATGATTCAACTTCCCTGTTTCTGGGCGCTGAATAGTGAGTGCATCTTTGCTCGAGTCAAAAATCGTGCGCTTGAATCCTTCTTGAATATTGGGGGGTGCCACAATAAAAGCCTTGCGGCCAGGAAAGGCCTCCAAATAGGATTCACAGACAGTGATTGCTGCGCACGTTTTACCCACACCCACACCGTGATACAAAAGTGCAGACTGGTATGGTGTGCGTGGAGACAAAAGTCTCGAGACAAATCGCTGCACAGGACTCAGCTCAAAATCTTCACTGGATCGGCAACGATCCTTTCCTTCCGCTAAACTCTCTTTCACAGACTTCTGAAGACTTTCCTGGAACTCCCTCTTTCGCATCAACTTCGGCAAAAATTGGGGGTCCTCAAGGTCCGGGTAGAGACCCCCATCGACTTCCCATTCATCTTCGTGAGATCCTGGAAAGATTCCGTTTCCCAACAATTCATCTAAGAGTTCATCTCTCACAGTGAAGTCCGTTTCAGTTCTCCACCGAGCGAGTAAGGCCTGGGCTTCAGGGGATGCCGTCGCCATTCTAATTGATTCTAGGTTTCGATTAAGCTCTGGGCGCTCCTTGACGATTCATAAGTGGGAAAGGACAGAGATTTCTGAAAAGACTTGCTGCTCTCAGTAAAACTTCCCGTTTTTCAATATTCTCTGGACGAAGTTTGGCATGGGCCTCATTCAACGTCAACCACTGAATATCACCAATTTCACGGCGCATGTGCTCATTCTCTTCTGAAATACCCAGTGCTACATTGCTTGGCACCCATACAATGTAATACTTGTGGCAATAATGCACATGATTGCTGCCAAAAAACGACTCCGTGAGTGGTTCCAAGTTCTGAATAGGAATCACCTGAGATTCTTGGATTCCAGTTTCTTCATACATCTCCCGCATGGCACAGACAAAATCACTCTCCTGTGCATCCCGACGACCCTTTGGAAAGCCCCACTCTGGTGTTAGAGGGGCTGGGTCGCACGTGGCTAGAATGTCATCAATCGTCCAGAACTTCCCATTCACATCTTTTACACCCTTGTGAATCTGCTCCCACTTGTTCTTCGCAATTTCAAATTCGTTTTTATACAAGTGAGAATGATCTAAGCCCCACATACCATTCCACAGAATGTCAAAAGGACCTGTCTTGTATTTTTGCCGTTCTTCCTCCGTGATGCCATTCAGATGCAGGCGAATATAGTCAATATCATTCACTTTGTATCGGCCACGCATGAGCTCAATAAATCCAAGGCTGTCTCGCCGCTGTATAAGAAGAAATTTCAACTGCTGGTTTTCCATTCCTGTAACAAGGCCTGGATTCGCTGTCATCTGAGCTGCTAAATCAAAGGCACACGGCGCCTGGACCATAATAACCCCATAACTTGTTACAGGGGCTATGCATTGACGAAAGGTGTGCCCCTGACCTCCGCAGTTTGTGCAAATAGAAGGGCCGCCTGCACCACCACTGTTATATCTCTGAGTCGTCGGCATTGTCCTGCTCCTTCCAAACAAGAGGTTTCTATGTTTAGACCTAACGATCCTTTTTGTCCTATCTCAGTAAAAGATGCATTTGCCTCCAGAGTCGTGGGGACCTTTTTTCTGGCACACCATCCACATTGTAGCCCTTGGGTATTCGCAGGAGCCCTCCTACGGTGAAAAAAAGGCAGCCAAAGAATTTTATGAGAGTCTACGATTCCTCATTCCGTGCCCTATCTGTCGTGATCACTACAACACGCATCTCGAGAAATACCCTCTAACACCTCACCTTGATAGACGCACAGATCTTTTCCGCTGGACCTTACTTCTCCATAATGAAGTTAATAAAACCTTAAAAAAACCTGAACTAACGGAAGCCGAAGTTCTCAAGTATTATAAACGCCTTGGACAATCACGTCGTTCTCCAGTGTATACGCCTGATGATTACATCGCCGCAGATATGGCTGCAAGACTACAGGGAATAAGTGTAGGGATTTTGTTAGCAAGTGCAGCAGCAGGAGTCTTCTTTTACATGAACCGATAAATACTTTGTATAGAGTAAATGGTAGACGATACGAATGTCTTGACAAATTTCCCGCCAGAAATTTATCAAGAACTTCAAATTCCGAAGAAAGCAAGGCCCCTGAAGAAGAGTGTAAAAGAGGTTGTTGTCAAGCCCTGCATGACGGATGAAGAAATCAAGGCCAAGCAAGGCACCTATTTCACAGAGAAAGATGTTGATACAATTTTTGATGAAGATGTGGATGTATATGTCGAAGATAACGATGGGAAAAAACAATTATTGGCCAAGCTGCGGAAATCCGTCCTCGATCCTGAGATCATCAAAACAGGCTGGGAAGGCTATTGGATTACTGCTGCGCCTTCACGGAATCGTGGGGCGGCGGCGGGGCCGATTGATGTAAAAGGGAAGTATTGGTCCAAGAAGAATCCGACAGAAATCCGTGGCTGGTCAACCAGATATATCCAAGGGGGGAAGGTGTCCAAGATGCGAGTAAATAACAATGTCTTCAGTTCTGTCCTTGGATATTTCGAGGCTACCCCCTTTATGAAGTTGCCATGCAGACTCACCTCTTACACAATGCGCTACTGGAAATACTATAAACACGGACTTCCATTCATTCGTGCAGTTGACTCCTGCTTCCGCAGCCTTGTCCCCGAAAAACACACCCTGCAAAAAAAGGCTGCCGAAGAACAACCTCTCCTACATATAACCGGCACTGCCTTCTCAAGTATTACAATTAACCGCAACTTCCGAACTGCACTCCATATGGATGACGGTGATTTCAAACAGGGGTATGGGAACCTCAGTGTGATTGAAAGAGGGCATTATCATGGTGGATACACTCTCTTCCCTCAATATCGGGCTGGGTTCAATGTGAGAACAGGAGACTTCCTCGCTATGGATGTTCACAAGTGGCACTGCAATACAGAGTTGTATGAAACAGAAGAAGACAAGAAAAAGAACAAAGGACTGGCTCGTATTCACAAGGAAGACATGGAAACAGGAACCATGGGGTCCGAGAAGCCCTTCACTCGCATTAGTTTTGTTTGTTATCTGCGAGACAAACTCAGAAAGTGTAATACGGGCCAGACAAGAAAATATTTCAAAGAGATTGGCTTCAACCCCAAGTCTATGAAGTTAACACGTAAGAAGAAAAAGAATGAGAATGAATCCGCTGCACAAACAGAATGAGCACCACGGGTCCGCTCAACAGAGCAAGTATTATAAAAAGCTGGGTAGGTGAGTCTGCTGGGAGTTTGAAAAAAGGGTTCTCTTCTTCTTTTGCATCAGGCTCTTCTGGTTCTCTCTTTTCAGGTCTATCAGGGGGAGTCGGTTCGCCTCTAGCTGCGAGTGGAACTTCATCCTATGTTCTCCAGGTTCTCTATTATCTTCTCTTTTACACATTCATCCTGTTTCTTCTCTTAACACTTGTCCATTACACAATTTATCCCATCTTCATCTTCTCTCCAGGCAAGAAAGGTCTAATCCAGATTCCTGGTCAAGAGGATGGGAAGGTCTACTGGAACAACAGAACTCAGCCTGGGCCGGCAGCCTTGGCTCCAGCAGATGAGAAAGACCCTCTGTTAAATTCTGGATTTGTGAATCGCTTCTCTTTTTCCATTGATCTCTTGGTTCGCAGAGTAACTGAGACTGATGCAAGAAAGAGACTTGTCTTAATGAAAGTGGGTGTTCCTGCACAGGCCCCTGGACAGCAGGTTGTTCCCTTGAATGTCCCTGATCCTGGGGCCACTGATTTGGCCCAACACATGGCCACACAGGCCTCTATGATTGTGTATCTTACACAGACAAATGATTTAGTTGTGAGCTTTTTCTCTGGACCTAATTCCACTGTCTACAGCTGTCCCCCACTCAAGAATATTCCTCTGAATACACCCTTCCGCCTCAGTGTTGTTGTGGAAGAGAAGATCTTCACTGTATACTTGAACACCAAACAGGCATTCCAGAGAGTAATGCCTGCAGTTCTTGCCTTGAATGGTGCAAATCCGGCAACGGATCAGCGATTCAGCACAGCCCCTGCTTGGGCCGATTCCCCCTCCAAGTCAGTCTTTGTTCAGAATCTTCATCTCTGGAATCGTGTCCTCACCTACCCTGAATTGGCGGCGGCCTCCCCTGCACTTGCAGCCATTGAAGATTTTGATGCCCCTACACCCGCCTCTAGTGGAGGTGTCTGTTTTTAAGGAAGAACTACAGTTAGAATGCTGGTAGAGCTAATAGTCTTCCTGGCGATTTGTTTACTTGTCATATACATGACTATCCAGTTTATGGGAGGTAAATCGCAATATCTTGGGCCAGCCGCCACTTATGATCTTTCCATCCCCAATCAAAAAGTCCTCGAAGCAAAAGATCTTCCGTGGAGTGATCAGCCAGCTACTCTGCGGTTCGCTATCTATGTGGCCCAGTCTCCCCGCACAATTGCAAAGGTTGACTGCATAGACTCCACATCCTCTTTTGCACCTTCTTGCGACACATATTCCTTTAATAAATGCGTCTGCACAGGCTCTGATTGCGCCCCCTGCAAAACACCCGAAGATGGATATCTATCGAGTTTAGTCCGCCTTGGAGATACACTTGAGTTCTTGGCCTCTGGATACACCTCTCAAACTGATAAACCATATGTCCCGGCCCTTTTGAAAGTGAGAACAGCAAAAGATTCAACACAGCATGCAATGGAAAGCATACCACTTCCGGCAATTCCTCTGCAAAAATGGACAGTCGTCACGATTGTGAAAGAGGGGCGGCGGTTTGATGTCTACTACGGAGCGAAGCTTGTGAATAGTAAGTTGACCGATTATGTTCCTGTTCCGGCAGATCCCAGTCGAAACTGGTTTGCCGGCAACGCCAAGTGGAAAGGAAAAATCGGCTTCTTCTCAGGGGATCAAAAAACTGCCTCCTCTCATGATGTTTTCGCCGATGTGCAGGGCCTAGTGAATACAAGAGGAATTCCGTATTTCATTGAGCAGAATATGGATTTGAAGAGCTTCTTCACTGTTGATCTTCCCAGTTGTGCACTCGGCAATTGCAATCAACCTCCCTCTAACACAAAGCTAAATCCTTTTACAGTCTATGCTAGTAGTGTTTCATAAAGACACTTAGAATTTGCTTCTTCTTCTTCCTCTAACACAGAATGAATGCTGCTTCGAATGCAACTCCGCCCCCCGCAAGTGGAGGAAGTAGCCCTATACAGTTAATTCTTCGTGCAGGTCTTTTTATAGCTTTACTTGTTGGACTCTATTACCTTTACAAGTTCTTGTATGGGTCTCAGATAGGAAGTGCCATTGATATTCTGTCAGGACCGGTATCTATGACTAAAACTGCTACAGATGGTCAAACAAACCAGAATGTCGTCACTGCCACGCAGATCACAGGCATCCCTGATGGGGGTCAATACGCTTGCTCTTTCTGGGTCTACATTGCTGATACCAAGGGATTTGCCGGCCCTACAGGCACAAAACTTGCCCACCTCCTCGAAATTTCTGACAACCGGTTCACATCGAGTGGAACAAAGGGCAAGACACTCTTGTTTGTTGGCCTCAACCCGATGAACGGAACCCTCGTTGTCCGCCAGTCCACAAGCGACCCGACGGAGACCATCGACAATAGTCTCACGGCCCCCAGTGGAAGCAGTTATCCCCTGCAGTCCTTGATTGAGAGCTATTCAATCCCTGGGGCAGTGTCACAGAATGATCGCTGCGATATCATCAATGGAGTTGAGTATCAGAGATGGTTGTTGATTACAGTTGTAGGAAATGGACGGACCTTGGATGTCTATGTCGACGGCAAACTGGCCCGTTCTTGTGTCTACAAGGGAGGATTCGCAATTGGCTCTACGGGTGCAACAGGGACAGCCATGTTTGGCGTGAACAATGGCGGTAACCTGCGTGGATTCCTGTCAAAGGGACGCTTCTACAACTATGCACTCACCCCTGATGAGATTTGGGCCCTTTACCAAGAGGGACCTACAGAGGGATTCAGTATTAAGTCTTTCTTCTCTGGATTGTTCAGCACTGTGACTTCGTTCGGCAACAAGCTCGATCTTTAAGAAGCGCAGAGTTCCGAAGTTAAGCACTTAACCTGCTCATCCCTTCATACTAAACTCTAGAAACCTGCGGTTCTTGATTTTAGTATTCACTTGTAACTAGAATGGATCAGGCCAGCTCTGGCATACTTCCACAGATTGTCATAGCGATTGTAATCACAGCGGCAATCTTTTTTGTCTTCATGATCATTGAGACATTGTACAAGGCCTTTTTGACCTACAGTCAAAATCGTATCCCCCTGTATCCCTATACTGGAAGTGGTGCCAAGACTAAGATCATAAAACAAGACCCCAATGACCCTAAGTCTATAACAATTCCGCTGTCTGATAATCAACTCACCGGCATTGAGTTCTCATATTCCACATTTCTCTACATTTCCGATGATACAGATGATGGGTCAGAAGGATGGAAGTGTGTGTTTTACAAGGGATACGAGTCTGGCCCTTTCCCCCTCATGGGGCCTGGTGTGTTTGTAAGCTCAAGTAACTCCAATACGGCAGCCCCTACTCTGCGGATTATCATGAATACCTATGATACATGGTTCAACACCATTGATGTCAAGCAGATCCCCTTTAACAAATGGATCCACCTTGCCCTGGTTCTCCGAAAGAATACCATGGAAGTCTATGTCAATGGAAACTTGGCGAACAAAAAGAGCTTCAATGGGACTTTGCCTTACCAGAATTACCAGCCAATCATCCTTTTCCCTTCTATCCGTTATACTAATGTGAGTGAGTGGAAGAACCCCTCGACGGAACAAAGCCGTAAACGGGGCATTCCCCCTGGTGAGAATTTCCTGGTGAATGGCAAATTCGCCGGTTATATAAGTAATATGTATTATTTCAGCTATGCAATGACATATAGTGAAATAAAGGCAATGATGGACATGGGTCCTAGCAAGGACTTTGACGAGGAGAACATGGATCGCCCCCCGTATCTGATTGACAGCTGGTGGACACAGCGCAAGGGATAGGGTTGCACTTCTTCACGCTAAGTTTCGGCATCAAAGGTCTAATCTTTTGATATCTTAACGAAGAAGAATGCCTGGTGGCGGTCTACTTCAATTAGTAGCCTACGGGGCACAGAATGTTCTCCTCTCAGGAAATCCAGACCTCACTTTCTTTTACAAGGCCTTCAAAAAATACACTCATTTTTCACTTGAAACTACGACTAAACTCATGGATGGTCCAACAGATTATCCATTTGAGCAAACTGTCCAACTAAAGGCTCGGGTTGACCGTGTTGGTGATCTTCTCTCTGATATGTGGTTCTCCTTTCAGGTCCCTGCTATCTACAGCAAGTATCAATCAACAAACCCTGTAACGGGGCCTCTTAAGCAACAGGAGTTTCAATGGGTTCGCTACCTAGGCGCCGCTGCCATCCAATCCGTGCAAATCTCAGTAGGCCCCAATAAAATCCAGGAGTTTACCGGTGAATACATCATGGCCCGAGCCCTCATTGACTATCCTAAAGATAAATTCGAAAAATGGCAGAGACTTGTCGGCGACGTCCCTGAAGTGACTGACCCTGCAAATGGCCTCTATGGAAATCCAACGCAAACCCGTGGAGAATATCCAACTGTGTATCCCGATAGTCGCACAAGTGCACAAACGAACACACCTTCTATTCCGGCATACACTGTCTACTGTCCTCTTCCATTCTGGTTTACAGAAGAAGGACAGGCGCTCCCACTCATTGGACTTCAATACTATACTGTGGATGTGACCATCAATTTAACACCTGCAAACCAACTCTACACTGTCCTTGATTTGTCTGGGTATCGTATGGCTCCAGGGTTTCGGGTCCTCTCCAGTCAAAAGTCTATCAACAGAAATATTCCTGAGTATGTCCCTGTAAATGACGACAGCAAACAAATCCGCAACTTTTTTGTTGA